TGCTTTAGCCTGTCTAACCATTGAGTCTTGTATTGCAGAAGCTTCAGCAAGCATCTTATCTGTCATTATAGGAGCAGCCATTGCCCTACGATCAGCTTCTTGCGCTCTCTTGATCTTATTGATCTGCATCTGTCGCAAGATTGCCCTGATGCCGCCCATAGCAACATCGGTACCAATCTTAATTCCAGCAGCCTTCTTTTGACCTTTGGCTAAGACTTCTTTTTCTGCCTTATTTTCTGCTGCTTCTGCATTTAGCCTTGCGTAATATTCTTCTTCAGCCGACATGTTTTCCTTTGGGTGCAATTAACAGCAATGCTTACCGTACTGTCTTGCCTTTTAAATCGTTAGTATCAAATCCGTACCACTCAAGAATACCAGAGTCTTTTTCTTTTCCAGCCTTAATCGCAACCAGACTTATTGAGCCACAAAGATTATCAAGAACTCTTATTGAGCTATCTTTATTGTGGGCCTGAAGAAACAAATAAATAAGCACGTCAAAGGTATGGTATCCCTTACTTAGTTTCAATAGCTTTGTTTTATTGTGCCACCTGTACTGGTACTCATTATTCTTTTCACCATTCTCTCTTGATGCTGGTGTTTTAGTTTGAGTTCCTTTTTCGTATTCGCCGTCAACATAGAGCCTGTGAATAGACTCATCACCAATGTCTACTCTAGCTGGGTCGTTTAAAGTATTAGAGCTTGAACTAACAACTAACGCTTGAGAGAAAAATCCTTGGTAAGTTACGTAAACAACAGAGTCCCAAGGAATAAATACGTTGGCAGACAACGAGTACGAAGTATTAAAAAATCTTTTTGATGGCCTTACTGATTCTTGTAAATTTAAAGGACCAAAGACTGATGCTGCTGCTTCAGCGTCTTGATTATACTGAGACTCATTGTATCTATCTGGAAAGTTAAACCCATAGAAGTACCCCCTACAAAAGGATCCACTTCTAAACTGTTCGGCAGATAAACCTGTAGCCCCGTCTGAATCACCAGAATTAATTAGAGAAGACGCAAGGTTTGCCCTTGTCAGCCCACCATTTAGGGCTTCAAAAGTATGATCAATGTCGTCAGAAACAAAGCTTGTAGGCTTGTACAGGCACTCTTCATATATTTCATTTACATTAACAGAAGTGTCTGCTGGTATGAATGAACTATTAAACTTTGCCATTCTAACTTCCGTAGTTGGTCAGGCTGTCTGCGCCATTATCAATGTCTTTGAAGGCAATAAAGTTAGTGTTTCCACCAACAACCTGTATTCTTTGACCCTGGGCTAGTCCTGTTAATTGTTCTGATGCAAACGATGTGCTGAACGAACTGCCAAATGCATACTTATCATCAGTATGAGGATCAACCTCATCCCAACGATCTAAACATGCTGTGACTGCCCAACCAAATGATGATGTTCCATCAAGTTCCATTTTTTTATCAACAAAATCAATACCTTGAGCATCACACAGGCGCCTAATAAAAGTATCATTTACGCTAATGACATCAGTATATGAGTGCGTTTTTTGTATACTAGGAAAGTTATCATTTTTGTCGAAACTAATACTCGCTGATGCTCCAATCATATGGCCAGGAGACCAACAAAGAACTCTTTTAGAGTTAATGTTTGGCTTTAAAGCATAGATTACAGATGTCCAAATCCGTTGTCCGCCAAACCAACGAATCCATTTTGTATCAGGCCCTCCTTTGTTTCCTGTTGCAAATGACAAGTTTATATCTGTATGAAATAGAAGATTATACCCTCGACCACGATTGGGTATTTTAAACATCTTAGACTTAAAAGGATGCTTAAAGCGCAAGTCTGAATCAAAGTCAGCGCTACCAATCCAATCATCAGTTGTTATTGTTTCAACAATATCTGGATTTGCTAGATCTGCTAGCGTCCCGCTAGAGTGAGAATCAAGAACTCCCCACTCTCTTCGTTCTTGCCTATGCCAGATAGATGTATGCTCATCGACAATTGGGTCTGTGTTTACGGGCGTAACACTCCAATGTGGGCCTGCTATTGTTTCTGGAAAAGGCCGATATCGAAAGATATTTTGTGACTCTATCTGCTCATTGACACTAAAGTTTCTAGCGCAATAAATAACAGAATCATTTAGAACATCCGAGCCAACAGAACCTCTACCAATCATTTCTGAATCAATAGAGTTTGCTTCATCAGCAACAGTATTTTGCATTAACTGAATGCTGCTGATTCCTGTTTGATCGTTTGTTTTAGGGTACGTTGACATTATTAATCTCCAAGCATTTTTCCGCGAGGAAACCGTATTACGTGTACCCTTGCGTTAATTATGCCTACACCCAAGTTGGTGCTATTTCCTTCTTCTCCATCTACATATCCGTTAGAGAAGTAGGTAATTTTTTCCTGTGCATTTTCCCCTGAGTCTTCTTTTGCTGCAACTGTTTGTCCTGCAACTGGGCTAAGGGTGTGCGTTCCAGCACGGAGCAAGTGAACAGAAGAACTGGAAGTTACAATACCCTTTTCTCTGGAGCCAGATCCTCTAGTGGCTTCTTTTCCAATAGTCGCTACATTTGTTCCTGGTCCTGACCCTTCAATTATTGATCCATCAAGACGAAGACCAAGAATCGTTCTTACCCGAACATCAGCATTACTATAAAAAGAACTTCCCAAGTGTTCTGTGCTTTCATCTTTAATATCAAGCGAGTCATTTTTTGTATAGTTATTTGTGTTTTCTTGGGAAGAAGAAAGCCTATATGCCCACATAGAGTAGCCAATTAAAACAAGCTCAGGCTCTTCAGAGGTCCAGGTAATCTTTAGGTCTCCATCAAACACATCTTGGTACCCTCTAAGATAGGGTATGAGCCATGGCTGACTAAGGCCGGACCCAGAAGACATAAGATTATGGGCATCTACATTACCATTTTGTCCAGCATAGGCGTAAGCAAACCGTTGTTTTTGTAAAACACGAACGCCAGCGCCATTCTTGGCTATGCCTGAATACGAAAGACCACTCTTGTCTTGAGAACAAAACTGCCAAGAAGTAGTGCTATTGATAACATTTCTAGCTTCAGTCCAATCTCTTGCTAGTTTATCGGGATCAACAACTTCATTCTTAGAGTTTCCAAATGGCTTGTATAGACTCATTTTATTTCTCGTAGAGTGCGGGGCTTCTTGTCGCAGCGTTACTGCTGATGGGACCGTAAGCATCAATGCTAATGATTGCCATAGGGTCATCAATACAGGAAGCGCTTAAAGAAAGACTAAACACTGTACAGGATGGTATGTCAATAGGAAGCCTGTGCGTGTAAGCTCTAGAGTCTCGGTACTTAGATGTTTCGTCACTATAGCTAGCCTCTACAGAGTTTGTAGTCTCTTGTTTTAAGGCAACGTTTGTTCCCGAATACACATCAATGCTGTTGTTTTCAGGATGAATCAAAGACACCTCTAAGTCTTTAGATATAGGATTATCAAAATCCCAATCAGCATACGTTGAGACAGTTGCTATTCTAGCTGATCGCTCTTCCATGGTGAATACTGAATCTGCTGCTCTTTGAGAAGCATGGAATGCTGGACCAAACTCTAGTAAGCTCATCCATCCACTTGTATAGGTACAGGTAAGATCAGAGCCTACTTCATAGTTTGGGTATCCTCGCTGATATACCCACACGGTGTCAGTAGCTTTAATCGCTCCTGTTGCCTCTCCAACTTCTGTATTTTTACCAACGCGGCCCTTCCAAGAGCCAGCGATTAAAACTAAGTCATCAATCTGCTCAACAGCACTTATTTTAAGGTCTTGTCGAAGTCTCCAACCTCTGTTCAGGTAGTCCCATACAAACTGTAAATCTGGAGTTGAAGAGTCTTCAAAAGGCAAACAGAAGACCATTTCTTTTGTTCTTTTATCTACCCAAGAGCTACCAAATTGAGCATATTTAGAATTAACTTTCTTAAGTCTTTTTCTAATGGCAGCACCAATGTCTACTGCGCCCTTACCTTTGCTTGAATCAAGCATCCAAAAAGTGCCGTTTCCGTACCAGATAACTTGACCATCAGGAGATGACTGGCTCAGGTTGGGACCAGAGCATCCAGCGATAGTACTAATAGTTCCAAATGCCCACCCTTCAGTTCCAGGGCGAGCGTATGAACCAGAAATGTAGTGAGTAGCTTTTTCTTTAAAAACAAGCATAGCCTGCTTGCTATCAATACTAATCGGTAGTGATCCTGTAATCGGTCCTGTTTCAGGGAACACATCTTTCCACTGAGAACTAATAAAGCTTTCAGGGATAGCCCCATGACCCGCACCTTGCTCACTCCACCAAACTCTGGATGGATGAGAATCAGTTCTAAGCAAAAACATAGAACCATTAAAGAACTTCATAAAGTAAAACCCTGTCGGAATTTTACGTCTATTGTCCCACTCTGATCCTAATTCAGAGTCTGGAATATCATCAAGATATTCTGTTGCACTGTTGTTTGGGATTCTATGAACAAACCTAAGATTACCCACTTCACCAGAAGGAAGTGAACTTAGATTCATTGTTCTAAGTAAGATTCTTGCAACTGTACCTGGCGGTCCCTTTGGAATATCATTTAACCAAAAGCTACGTCTAAGACCTTGGATTCCATTGGGGTGACCACCAACGCTAGCCACATGAAACTGGATACTTACTCGGCTACTTTTAGGTGCCGATTCTGAGTAAGCTCCGTCTTCGTTTTCATATACTACAGAGTAGTAATAAAGACCGGCCTCAATACCACCTGTTGTGACTGCCTGTTCTTCAGAAACATTTGTAAGGTTGTAGTTTAGGGTTCCAATTCTACCAGAGACGCTAAAACCGCCACCATTTGACCACTCAGTCCCTTTTCCTCCAGCCCCTATGTTTGACCTAGGCCCGAGCGCACTAATCGTAGAGGGCGCTACTGAGTAGCCGTAATCCCTAATCCTGTGCCCATCCCAAACGTAGGCACCACCGCCATCACTAAACGTAAAGTAAACTCTATTACCTACAACCTCTGTTTGAGGAGCAAACATTGGTATGCTTTGAGGCTTTATAGACTTCTTTTCATTTTCTTTTGTGTAGTAGAACTGTTCTACAAGTCCGTTAGAAGACGTATCTCCAAGATTAGTGGACCCGTAAGCTATATGGCCAGTTCTATTTGATGGATCAAAACGAAAGGTACCAGTACTCGTTAGAAACAAAAGCTCTGGACTTTCCCCATCCCACTTAAGGTATCGCATAGCGAGTACCTTCTTAAGTTCATCTGGTTGTTTGTTTCCAGGCTTTAGATCCGTCTCTGACGGGGACTCCATGTTCCATTCAGTTGGAATAAGCGGCATTAAACTAAACTTATTCTCAAGAAACCCTGTAGGGGTTGCTGTGAAATTCATGATTTCATATGCAACAGTCCCATCAGATACAGGCAGTTCACCCATAACTTTGGCAAAACCAATTGTTTTACCTTTGTATTCTGGCCATGCCATTACGAAGTCTCCGTTACTGGGTAGTCTCCAACTCTAAGATAATTAGTTGTACGAAGACCGTTGCCGAATGACGGCCTCTCGTGTCCAGAGAACGTATACATTCTCTTTAGCTTTTGAAGCTCCATAACATGGGAATCGTAGTACAAGCTTTTGCGCTTAATGTCCCCATCCCTATCTCCAACCAAGTATGAGCAAGCAAGCTCAACAATGCATGAGTAGCATTCTGGAGGAAGATTAGGGCTGTCTGTATCGTAGTTCAATGTTGGAGGACGACGAACACAAGACATTAAGATCTGATCTTTAGATGAAGGTCTCTTATCGAACTTCATGTGGTAGTGACCCATAAAGTCTTTTAGTTGGTATTTTCTAGAAACTGGGTCCATTTGTCCGTGATCTAGAAGCTCAGTTGTTTCTGCATCAACAACTTTCCACAGGTAGTAGATTTCGTCATTCTCCATAAGGTTGTCATGAAGACTTCCGGTAAGCGTGCTGCCTGCTCCATCAAATAGATTGGTCTTGTGTCGAGCACGGAAGATCCACTTTTCAATCCCAGACTTGTGGAAAGAACTCGCTGCTCCACTCAAAGCAGATTCTTTACCAAAACCATATACATAATCAATATCTGGAAGCTGGAGCCTAATTGCTGATTCACCCCAGTTTGTTGAAACTAGTTCAGATGATTCAGAAGGTGATGAAATATAAAAAGGATATCCACAGTCTGGGTCAGATGCTCCACCATCTATCTGGCCCATCTCCATGGGGTATCGCCCCCAAACATGGCATACCTTGTAACTAAACTCACCAGCGGGACCATAGCTAGCATCTTCAGCAGAATCTGCAGGGTCATACCCCCACTTTTTAGTATTAAGCGCATTCCTGCTTGGTATGTCAGCTTTAATTTTGTAATGAGGAGCTTCTTGTTGGTAGAAGTCTCCACGAGAAAAGTATTGAATTTGACCTTCTGATTGCCATCCAGACCCAATCTTCATTGCGCTCATTTCAGCGCCAATCAAAGAAAGAGGTACTTCTCTTGGGTTGGTCTCAGGGTTCTTTACTATTCTCTTAATAGACTGTATGTCTGCATCATACGGGTATTGGTATGTGTAGATGTTTGCCTTCATGGCAACAGAGGTACTTGCGGCTTCTGTCGGGACAGGCTCAGTCACAACAACCATAAGACGAGTAGCGCCATCTGCTGTAAATGTTCCAACCTCAGCTATGCGTCGATGATACCAATTTCCATTGTAGTTCCACTCAAACCACCGAGCAGATAGAATCTTGTTTGATATCTCAGCATTTGTAAAAGTTGACTCACCTGCTGTAATCTTAAAGACTTTCTTGTCACTTGAGTCTAGCACTACAGTGCAAGCTCTTTGAGGCTCAAGCTGTAGCCGCTCTTCATCTCTAAGAAGAACTTCAGGTATCTCCCCCCAGAGCGTCCTAAGCGACTGATTGATAACGTTATTAAGCCTTCGTGTGCCCGAATCACCGCGCTCTGGGTACCCAGTCTTTACGCGGATTGCTTCTCTAAGATCAGATAGGTTCATAGTAACCTCTACAAAAAAGAATCCCCTAAGAGCATACCACTCTTAGGGGATCTTAGCAGGCGGCAATTAGCCTTACATCATTGCCCAGAGGCGAATGGTTCCAACAGCACCAGAGGTTATTGCAGAAGGAGCGATACCAACGGTGGTTCCCTCTGTCACAGTTGCATCGTCAACCTTTCCGTCTGTGCCATGAGTAGCAACTGCTACATTTGCAGCAATAGCACCGTTAGCGAGCACTCCGCACTGTCCACCACAAACAACCCAACCGTACTTACCATTGGGAATAATGTTCTGGGTAGCTCCGGCAATGCTTCCGTTGTTTACCTGGGCAGCGCCAGTCTTAACAACGAGAACACTAGAACCAGAAGAGTACTTAACCATGATGTTTGCAGCAAGATCAGCACCATCAGCCTTTACCAGACGGTAAAACTGACGGCCATATGTTGCGTCAATGTGTTCACGGATTTCACCAACAACACCAGGAGCGTCGGTCGATGTATCCGAAGGAGTAGTAAGATATACTTCAGCCATGATTGGCCTCCAAATAAGTTTGCCCCCCGAAGGGGGCGAGTGAATGATTAAGCGTCGGTTGAGTCAACGGCGGCAGTAGCAACTGCACCATTGGCCATCGGGTTGGTTGTAGCCAACTGGATTTCCATGATGATGTAACCAACGTCAGCATCAACGTTTGAAGTCTCAAGGTGATCCGTAAACTTAGTGACTCGGAAGTCATTGTTTGCGTTTACCCAGTACTCAATAGTGTTGGGGTTGAGCAGATACACAGGGTTTACTACTGCTCGTCCTCCAGATCCGACCACTGATCCAGCAGTCATCCACCGGTTTGCATGGTACTGAACACCGTTCACAATGTGCACAGTAGGGTTGGCCTTACCAGAGGTAATGTCATTCACTGTGTACATAAGTTGAGGACCAGAAGCAGCACCGGTAGTGCGAACCTCATCGCCAAGCAGAACGTGATCAGCAATACCAAGGATACCCAAGGAGATGCCTTCTTCATCGTCAGCGTAGGTGTCAGCAGTAATCTTCAACTCTTCCGCAGCGGGAAGGAAGGTTGTGCCGACAGTACCAAGTGCAAACTGGTTGAACCAGTTATCAACAAAGTTGGTAACATCGTTAACGCGAGTCTCATTCAGATAGCTAAGTCCCTCAGTTGCCTGAGCAGCAGGACTCTGGAACTGAATAGCACCGTTTGCAAAACCAGAAGCAGTACCAGAAGTACGAGCACCATTCAGGCTTGCAAGACCAAGAAGATTAGAAACGTTTCCGAGGTAGATCTGACGAGTGACATCGTTACGAAGAGACTGCATTGCAGCGTTAGACTCGTCTTGAACGAAGCGCTTAACCTCTTCCTTGCTGCTCATACGATCACGATCGATGTGCGGAAGAATGACGGGCTTGATGTACTTAGCCCAGTCACCGGTCATTGCACTGAGCGTCTCACGCTTAGCCAATGGAACCGAAAGGTTTGTCTCATTGATCTCGACAACGTCTGAGTGACCAGACTTGACGCGAACAACGCGGACATTTGTTCCGCCAGAGCGCTTGACTTGCATACGAGACTGGAGAGCCTTGAGCAGTGGATCACGGTTGTAAAAGGATACGACGGACTTCTTAACGACGTCCGGCACTGTCAGGGTTGCGTACTCTAGAAGAGCCATTTTTTATCTCCGAGGAGGGGTTATCTGTCCAAAAGGTGAGAGTGCCTATCTAAAACTTCACCCCAATCAAGCTCGCCAAGGCTACGTACAGGAGAACTTGTTGCAATCCTGCCGTCTGCAATAGCGGCTTGTTTGTGAGCAGCTTCATTAGGTTGTTTTGTTTCTGTAGTATTTTCTTTTGAAACACTATCATGTTTCTTCTGAGTTAGTGAACTTTTGTCAACACCTGCTTTCCACAAAGAGTATGAATAGGCATTGTTCATTCTATCTAAAACAGTTTTACCCTCATGCCGCTCATAAAGTTGTTCAAGTTCTTTTGAGAACAACTCTCGTGCATTGTCTGGGATATTTTCAAACTCAGGGTGCGTTTCATTAAACGCCTGCCAAGCAGTATCAATCATATCTGTAGACATAGAAGATATGAAATCATTCTGCTCATCAATACGTGTTTGCAGGGGCTTTACGTCGTATCCAGAGCTTTCCATTGCATCGATTAGATCAACAAACTCTTTACGGGCACTTTCAAAAGACTCTTTTTCTGCCTTCATTACAGCAACTTCTTGAGCAACAAGGCTCATGATTGGCTGAACGTAAGACTTTACCTCTTCCGGCATTGAGTCAACATTTATATCATCAAAGCTATCAAATGTTATCTCAGGCGCGGGGGCTTCAGGTGCTTCTTCCTCTGTAGGAGCTTCTGCCTCATTGGGGTTAGCCAGCAACTCCGGGTCACTCTGTGCGGCTTCAAGTGCAAGACTTTCCCCTGATTCTTCAGTACCCACAACTTCAGGGGCATCTGATGATTCTTGACTTGTACCACTGTCAAGCTCCGGGGATTGGAGGTGCTGCTGGTCCGGGGATGATTGGGGCAGCGCTTCCTGCTGCTCCTGCGAGGGGGATGATTCCGTTTGCGATTCCATTGACGAACTCCATTAAGTCTGCGTCGTTGCTTAGATTATAAATTCCTGGTGACTGGATATCAGCCACACCCTGAAATACCTGAATCAAATCAGGTGACATTTGATTAGTTGCCTGATCAAGAAATCCAGCTTCTACCAAAGCTGCTGTTGCAGATTGGATCATGTCTGGAGAAAGCATATCCAGAGGAACTTCTGGATCCATAACCGCAGGCGCAGAAACATCAGGAAGCTCTTCTTCAATAAGCTCTGTGGGCTCATCTGGCATAGCTGCAAGCTCTTCTGGCATAGGAGAGGCTGGAAGAGTTTCTGCTGAACCAGTCGCCAATAGATTGCTAAGGTTTTCGCTCTCTTGCATTACAAGAGCCTCAAGGTCTTCAAGAGGCATAGATGCAAGTTGTTCTGATGTGTATTCTGCGGCCATTATAAATTCCTATTTAGCAGACGGCTTAGCCGTTGCTTTTTGAGAGATATCAACTTTACCGGAACGAGCGGTAGTTTCAACTACGTCGGCTTTAGACTTCCACTTAGCGTATTTTGATTCAGACCACCCAGTCCCATCGATCATTTCTTTTTTGTAGATATGATCAGTAAGACCAATGTGACTTCCCTTATTGTACGCTTCGCCCATTTCATACATTTCTTGTTTAGCATTAGAAACGTAGTCTTTGTATCGCTGCGTATCGTGAGTCATTCGAGACCAGCCGTTTTCGTCTTCAAGCTTTTTAATGTCTTTGTATGTCTTTACTTCTTTTCCAAAAGCAATTGAGTAATCATCTAAACCCTCAAACACTGGACCAACATGAGTAAATCGCTGGATTCCACACTTAGTAGCGGTTTCATCACAGAAATGACAACTAGTTGTTTCTGTTTCAGCATTTACTGACATAAAAAGCTCTTCAAACTTGTTTGAGCACGACCTGCATTCGTACATAAACATTGGCATTATTCTTCTCCACCTTCTTGTGTACCAAACTGCCGATCCATTACCGACTTCAAGTCTTCGTAGTATTGACCCGCTAGCGTGCTTGGGTCTCTTTCTGTCCAGTTATCAATCAATCCTTGAAGATCAGACTGAAGATCATGAGGGCCTTCTTCTGAGTGCTCTTCAGCATAAGCATCGAAAGTATTCTTAGAAGTATAGTCCATATCTTCCATTTTCTTACAAGCTCCAGAATCAGAAGCAAGGTACTCTGCAAACTCTTCTGCAGATCGGTCCCCTTGCATTCCTTTTGGTGCTTCAATGATTAGAAGAGTCATGGACTCCTTATCTCCACCATGGGCTTTTTTAGCGATATCGTGAAAGTTCATCTTCATTATGTCTCCTAAGACTCGCCCATACCGGGCATAGTGGGCAACCCAATCATTGGGTTTGCTCCCATTGCGGCCATGTCCTCAATAGCTGACGCTGCTGGGTCCATAGGCATTTCTTCATTTTCAACTTCTGCTTGTTCTGGAGCATCTTTCTTTACGAGAGATGGCCTAAATCCAAACGAATCTACAATTTCTCGTGCAAGTTCACTTTGATCTATAGCTTCTGACATTGGTCCACCAGAAGATAGAGGCATAAGAAGATCAACAAGATGTGATCGTCTAGCAACCTTGTCTTCCATAAGAGGACTAAACGGAAGCAACCGGAATCGAGTTGCTTTTTCTACCACTTCTTCCCTAAAGACTCCAGGATCAACGTCATCCTGAACAAGCATTGATATTCTATCAAAGTTAATTCCTGAAACATCATCATGAACAATGGCCCACTTAAAAGCATCAAGAGCTTTTCTAAACATTGTAGTCACAACACGGACAACTTTTCTAGACCGAATTGCTAGACGTCCCTCAATAGCAGACCTAATCATGTTTGCTTCTGCAGCGGTACGGATGTTCTTTACTTGCCCCTGCTGGTAGTCACCCATTCCTGGAAGCCAGCGAATAGAGTCTACTGATTGAGCAAGGTGCTGATTAAAATCAAACGTTGTGGGCATTTCAGGACTAACAAAAATATGCTGGTCTATTGTTCCATCAGGAGGCCCTTGAACAAGGGTTGGCTCCCAGGTTTTAGCATTCTTAAATCTTTCAAACTCATCATCTGAACGAAACAGCTTAGAGTCAATCATCATGCGTCGTGGAAGACGGGCAACAACCTCTCTTCGTGCGCTTACCAGTTCATTGATGTCTCGCTGGATAGGCGCAACCAAACTAACATCAGATATGCCACGAATCCTACCAATCCCAGGATGAAAAACAAGTACTTCATAAGGTCTACCATAAGGTATCTCAGACTCCATTAGGATCTGTTTGGTATCTGGATGCATATGGTAAAGCTTGTTGTGCTTAAAGTCCCAAAACTCAACAAGAGAAACGTACTCTTTTAGACCAGCATCACGAAGCTTAATTTCTGCTTCGTCCTTCATTTGATTGTAAACAAGACTTCTTGGGTATGTGTCACCCTTAATAGTCTTCTTTGGCTTTGAGTATACCCCCTTATCAATGCGAGACTTTAGGTCTTCCATGTGGATAACAAACCGCTCAAAGCACCACATTGCATCCTCAACGCGCTTTGCGTTGGGATCAAAATGAACCTCCCACGGTAGCTTTGTTCTCCAGATCGGTCGCCCAAGGTCAGATGACCACATCACCTTGATTACACTCATATCAAATATAAGCGCATGAAGAATAAGCTCTCGAAGGCTTTCATCTAAAGAATCTTCTTCTGCAAAAAAGTTCAGAGCAGAGGCAACTCTTCGGCCAGAAAATGTAGGGTCTTGCGTTCGAGAAGGGACTTTGTATGCTGTTTCTCTTTGATCAATTGCTTCTACTTGAGGAAGGTCCATAGCAAGAGAAGACGCAATTGTATCTACAATAGGAAATACTTCATTCTGTACTGCATTGTACTTTCGTGCTGTGTCTTGCGCTGTACCAACAGAGTACCCATCGCCCTGCCAGAACTCGCCACGATAGTAAGCAAGATTACGAATCAACTCTTCAGCACGATTCTTTTTAAAGTTTTCTTCTGTCTGGAAAATAAGAGTAGAAAGCTTGTTTACTTCTTTCTCTTCTTTAGAAAATTGTTCCATATCTGAGTAAGAAGCGCTCATTTGTGGGTTCCCCATGGACTATTTGAAGACATTGTAGAGGCTTTATCAATTTTCCTCATCAATCTTTTCCAGTTTTTATTAGCTATTTCTGTATTAGAAAGCTTGCGATTATCCCATTTAGCACCGATCTCAACACGCCAAGCCCAAGCTGCGCCAGACATAGCTGCTGCAAGGTCATAGTGACCTCCGTGAGAATCTCGGGAAAGCTTATCCCATTGTCCGCGATAGTTAATCAATTGGCGCACGCATCGAGTTGAATGCAAAGTAAGAGACCCATCTTCAATAATCTCTTGTAAAAAGCTAATAGCCTGAGCCTTGCTTTTCGCAGTTGAATACCAACCAGGGATACGAGAACTACTACCCTTATAGTTCATGCTTGCTTTTCTGTGGTAAACGTTTCTGCAACCAGAAGCTAAAAGGTGAGAGAGAACTGCCTCACCAACACCATTGGCTTCAATATAAATTCTAGCATTGTTGTGCTCAGCGGACCACTTCATAAGAAGGTCAGACATTTTAAATGCTTCGCTATGCCCAAGGTACTCAGCAACTTGTTCACAATTATCTATATCAATAATCTGAACACCAAACATATCTCTTGATGCCCAAGAACCCGCAGGATCACAAAAGATTAAATACCTGCTTTCTTCTTTTGGTGGAGTAAACTGAACATATGGGTCTACTTCAACATTAAGACCAGTGCCTTTATCGATTAGATCCAGCATCTCTACTAGTCGTTTAGTATTAAATATTGACTCTCCAGCCATGACCCAACAATCAAGCTCATTAACTGGGTACTCTGCTCTAAACTTATCTAGGTTATTCCTGCACTTCTGCAAGCCTTCTGTCTGCATCCAGAAAGCCTGCGCTGCTGTTAGAGAGTTTGCATCAGAGTATTCTTTTATAAGTGCGTCTGGTTTCCACATGGGTGGTGGTGTGACTGAATACTCATTCACCATTGTCCATGGAACAAAAACTTTCATCCATTTGCTGTGTGGATTTTCTGAATCCATACAGATTTCATGTAGCTGGTCTCCATGGTATCTAGGAGTTGACTCAGCGATAACAAAGCCTCCATTTCCTGGAACAGCGTTTAGTGCTGATGTCCAAGCCTCTGGTCCTGCAATTTCAGACCACGCCGATATCTCAGTAGCCATTAAAACCTGAACTGTTTCACCACGGAGTGGCTCTTCATCGTTTACAGAAGCCACAACCATTCTGCTATCAAGACCAGGAAACTCCAAAGTACGCTTTAAACCTGTGGTTTTCTTAGGCTTAAGTTGCGTTGGCATATGTCTATGGAAACGGACAGCCATCTCAGATAGGTTCTGAGCCATTTGTTTTTTGTGTGCTAACAGTCCAACACGACAACCTTTTCTAAACATTGCGTGTTGTGTTGCTACACACGTAAAGAAAGTACTGCTGCCTTCTTGCCTTGGTTTTACGTGAACAAGCCACTTATTATCTGCGTAGCATTGATTAACTGCTGCAGCTAAAATGCGCTGATGGTCCCAAAGCTGAAATGGAACAAGGGCTCCACTCTTTGCTCTAACTTTGTTTAAGTGGCAATAGTTTTCAGGATCCCAAAAGCCAGGTTGATCAGGAAGAATCAAGCTCACTGAACTTTACGTTCCTGCAAAAGATTAAATGGACCCGAAGACGTAAGCATTGTGCTGACACTTTGAGCCTCTTCAACTGCTGGGTTCTTTGGCTTTTCCCACTTCTTTTTATCTGAAAGAGTTTGTCTTGATACAGTAATGATGCTCATCATTGCACTGACATCTCCTTTTTCAATAATGCCCATCCGGTAGTTCTTAAGTACGTCTTCACATACGTGAAGGATCCCGTCATAAGACTGAAGAGAAAATCTTGGATCGGATACTGGCTTGCTGTCATCAGGCATTGTTATCTCCACTTCCATTTGTAACTTGTTGTTACAACGCATATAAGTAATGTACCAGTAAATCAAGTGGTTTATCTGGTACAATAATATTTAAGGAGCAAAAAATGGCTAGGACACCAAAAGGTAAAGTAACTAAGACAACTGATATTGTTATCAAGGATGAAGGAGTTACTGAAATCGTTGACCCAAAGCCCGTAAAGAAGGTTGGTAGGCCAAAGGCACAGCTAAAGCAGAGCCTTTCTTTTACAGTGTTTACTTCAAGCGGACCTGTTGAATTGACATTTGAAAACCAAAGTGATCTTATCCATGCATTCCAACAGATTACATTTAAGTGCGCCTCTGGACGACAAGCTACAGTAAGTTCAGGTGGGAAGGAATACACCTTCTGCAAAGTAGACTACTTGGTGAGAGATGACCTTAAATCGCGATAGTTTTAGATACGGTCGCCAAGAGTTTGGTCGGCAACCTGCTGACCAAACTCGCGGTGCAGAAAACATTAGGCTTTTAGCGGAGTCTAAAAAACAAAAAAAGAAAGCGGGATTTTTTGGTATTCTTGGAAAAGCACTAAGCCTTGCATCTAAAGTAGGCGGTGCTGCTACGGGTAACCCTGGTCTTGCTGCTGGTGGAGACGTACTTGGGTCAATAGCGGGAATGGAAGAAGAAAAAGCTTTATCAAAGCGCGAATCTATTGGTCAAGCGCTCGCTTCACCTCCGAACCCTAATGCTAAAAAGGACTACTAATGGCTTCTTCATGCGGAAAGAACTTCGCCAAGAAAGTAGCATCAAGAGTTAAGTCTGCTGGTGTAAAGGGAGTAAACAAACCCAAGAGAACACCTAGCCATCCTAAGAAGAGCCACGTTGTCGTTGCTAAGAAAGGGTGCAAAGTAAAGACTATTAGGTTTGGAGAGCAGGGCGCAAGCACTGCTGGTAAGCCTAAGTCAGGTGAGTCTGCTCGAATGAAGGCTAAGAGGAAAAGCTTTAAGGCCCGTCATCGAAAGAACATAGCCAGAGGCGTAATGAGCGCAGCATACTGGGCAAACAAGGTAAAGTGGTGAGCAAGAAATCTATCGGAAAGAAGATCGCTAAGCTTGTGCGCGAGGGCAAGCCCAAGAAGCAGGCCGCAGCCATTGCTTACTCAATGGATAAGAAGAAGAAAGGCTACTGACCTTTATCTACCTTCCCCGCGCCTAATAGACTCAACCATCATTTCTCTGCTTCGTAAGCTTTTTGCTGATCTGAAACAAAGGTGTCTTTTTCCCAGGGGTCCGTTGATCGGTGCTGGGCTGATTTGTAAAGCATTTCATCATTAGTAGGAAGCGTCTTTCCCTGCTTTGCAGCCTCAATGATGTCATCAAGAGAATGACCAGTTGCATCCATCAAGTCAGAGTCTAGTTTCGCCATGTCCATGGGAGCGATGTCCGGTGAATTCTGAATAAGTAAATTTCTTAACTTGTATGTATCGTCATTTACTTCAGCAGCAATTTTTCGCGCGTCTAATATTGCAGCTTCACGAGACATAGGTGATTTAGTTAGCGTGTCTTCTGTTCCACGAAGGATGTTTGCAACAGCATCGCTACCAGCTTGTTGAGACTCCATGATACCTATATAAAGTTCTTTGGCCTCATCTCCATACTCACCCTTTAAGACTTTTAATTTCTCTGCACTACCAAGCGTTTCCGAAACAAACACCTTCTCTCTCAATTCATCTAAATTAAATGCCTGACCACCGGTCCTACGAACTTCTTCGGCTCTAACAGCATTCCTGGCTTGTTGTAGAAGCCAGTCCATTTCTTCTTTTTCTTCTAGGGCTCCTCCAACCATTTCTCCCCTGGTTTTAAGAAGCTCTTGATTCATTCTGTATTCAGCGTCTCCTGCGCCAGTATAAAGTTCTCTAGCCTTTTCGCCAAAGTCTCCTTTCATTATCTGCTTTGCCATACCAGCAGAAATTACGGGAAGTACTGCTGCAGCCCCAGACATAGCAGCGCCAGCGTAATCCCCTTCAGCAAGGTCCATAGCGCCTACACCAAGGTCTGCGGCAGCTTGCTGAGGACCAACCATAGAGGCAACATTAAGTCCAAAGTATCCCATATCCTTAATGGCTTCCATGTCTCCTTCTGAAGCACGACGAATTATGTCCATCAGTTGTTCTTTAGGGTGCTCTCCTTCAATACGCTCCTGAATCCTTTCAGGCTTATCTAAGAGCCGATCGTCAATGCCTGCTTTCCACGCAGAAGTTTGTTTGTCGCTCATCCCTGAAGGAGCCATAAACCCCTTGTATTCTTCTCTTGGTGGAGAAACTACAGGAGTAGAGCCTTCACGATCGGGACTGGCAAGCTCTTCTTTTGTAAGGTCATACCCTTTACGGTCTACTTCGTCAGAGGGCGGCTCAACTACAGGCGTAAAGCCCTCGCGGTCTGGGCTCTCCAGTTCTTCCTTGGTGAGGTCATACCCCTTACGATCAAGAGAAGCTTCTGCCGGACCCATAGCCATCTTCTTTACTTCAGGGTCAAGCTCATCAAGACCAGCCTGTCCGCGCCGAAGGGCTGCAGTAAACTTTTTATAAGCTTCGTCTTCATTCATTTCTTGAGGTCCAGGCATGTCAGTATCTCCTTAGGAGGAAAAGTCAGTGTCTACAAGAGAGCCTTCGGAGTAGTCCTTGGCCTTCTTTTTAATATCTTTAGGTACGTTATCAAAAGCTTCTTGGCCAGCCGCCATAGCGTCTTGAACAATCTTAAAAGCTTCTTTAGGGCTCACACTATCAAAGTGTACGTCTTCAGTTGTAATCGCTAGTGCGTCCGATGTTGCGGCCATCTTCGTTACCCTCACTTAAGTTCTTCGCTAGTCTATCAGCAAACTCTCCACCTGTCTCAGTGGCTTCTGAAAGAACAGTAGCAACTCTACTTTGCTCAGACAAGCAAGACTCATACAAAGCCTCGGCATTCTTTAATAGTATACCCGGTATCTCCATCTTAAATACTCTGGCCACATGAGACCACGAGTCATCTAAGTCTTCACGATACTGTATTTGTCGTAACTTAGGACTCCAGCGAAACCAGACTCCGTCAGACTCAATACCAGACTCACAGTAAAGTTCACTCTCGTGGAACTGACGCTCCAACAAAGTAACTAACCTAAGGGCTTCCTTAGCCTCAGCAGCATAGTCCATAGTAACCTCCTGTTACTACGCTAACACCAATCTCTAAAGTAGTACTAGTTATTACTCTAAGTAGTACTAATTATATTCTTATACTTATCTATTCTATTTAAACTAATACTAAGTATATCTATTCCCGACCACCTCCCCTAGTGTAATAAGAGAAGCAAATTCTAGCAACACCCGGTAAACGAAAAACTATTTAAGTACCTACGAGAACGATGTAGGGAAGTCCAGTTTGAAAATGGGTATTTTTTTTAGAAGGGGTGTATCTATAGTATCAGATATGTCTCGGGGGGGGACACGCCCCCCTGGGGGTACCCGCCTGCACACCCGCGCACGGCGCACACATGATGCGCGCATGATGCATACATACCCACCATTGCAATCACACCCATGTAGAACAATACACACGATTGGAATCACACGTTGTTTGTGATGAGTTTCAATGCAAGTGGATGTTATCCCCTCTCTCCATCTCTCATCCTCTCACACACACCGTAGCCAGCTATCACCCCTACACTGGCTCACAGTCCGCTGGTCATGTCCCTACACCAGCAAGCACACGAAAGGCACCCAGCAAGCACACAAGGCTCCAACAAGTTTTTTCAGAAATCCCCCTTCGGGGAATCTTGATTTGCGCCAATCTGGCTTGCATCATTCCTCCCACCGTGTTCTTCTGTTTGGGCCGGTCGGTAGTCGACTG